ATGCCCCTGCTGACCCTTGAGCAGTGCCGCGCGCACTGCCGTATCGACGGCGATTTTGACGATGCCATCCTGGATGACCTGCTGGCCGCAGCCAGCGACGTAGCCGCGGCCTACCTGGGCCGCGAACTGTACGCCGACCAGGCCGCGCTGGACCAGGCGCTGGACCAGCTGCCGCAGGACATGGCGGCGGCGGTGACCGGGCATGAAGCCGCGGTTGCCGCCGCCAATGCCGAGACCAACGCGGCCAAGGCCAAGGCCATGCGTGATGTGGCCGATCGCCGCCTAGCCGTGGCGACCGCGCGCAGTGCACGCCTGCTGCTGGGCATGCCGGCCAACGACAGCATCCGTGCAGCGGTACGCCTGCTGCTGGGCCACCTGTACGCCCATCGCGAAGCCGTGGTCGTCTCTGCGCAGACGCTCGATGCACCGGCGGGTGCCACGGCCATCGCAATGGAACTGCCGTTCGGCGTGGCCGCGCTGCTGGATCCGTACCGACCGGCGGCAACGCCATGAACGCCGGCCACCTCAACCGCCGCATCCGCATCGAGCGCCAGGACGGCCAGCTCGATGCCTGGGGGCAGCCGCTGGACGCCTGGCAGCCGGTGGCAGAACTGTGGGCCGCCATCACTGCCGATCCCACTGACAGCGTGCAGCGGCTGACGCTGGAAAGCCGCCTGCCGGCAACGATCCGGCGCCAGCGCTTCCATGTCCGATTGGCGGCCGCGCGACAGGCCGGCATCCATGTCGGCATGCGCATCGTGCATGACGGTCGCGCTTTCAACATCACCGGCGTTGCTCCCGACTTCAGCCGGCGCCAGACCACGGTGCTGTTCACCGAACAGTCTTCAGGCATTGCCTGAGCGACGCCAACCAGGACACCGCGATGAGTTACGAAGCACAGCTGCACGCGCTGCTCGCCCCGCTGCTGCAGGGCCGGCTGTATCCCGAGGTACCGCCGGAACCGGTCATCTATCCGTGTGCCGTCTACCAGCAGATGGGTGGACAGTCCGTGTGGTTCAACGAAGGTTCCACTCCCGAACAGAAGCACGCCCGCGTGCAGCTGACCGTCTGGGCGGACAGCCGCGCCCAGGCCAACACCCTGATCCGCGACATCGAGGATCAGGTCTGCGCGGGACTACCGACTGCCGAATCGTTCGGCGCTGCAATCGCCGTGCATGAGCCGGTACTGCACAAGTACGGCGCGCGGCTCGATTTCGGCCTGTGGTACGTCGACCCGTAAACCGCATCACCCGTGCAACACCCAGCCCGGCACTCGCCGGGCATTTTTTTATCCAACGAGGAAATACACCATGGCACTCAAGCTTCCCAAGGGCACCCAGTTCGGCTTCGCACCGGTCGTCTCCACCGCGATCGCCACCAGCTCGATCTCCAAGGCTGCGCCGGCGCTGGCCAGCGTTGCCGCCAACAGCGTCGACACCGGCGATGTGGTGGTCATTGAACTGCCGGGCTGGCCGGCCCTGAACAACCGCGCCACCCGCGCCGGGGCTGAAGCCACCGGCACCGTTGAACTGCTGGGCATCGACACCACCGATACCGTGCTGTTCCCGGGCACCAGCGGCGCCGGCGTGCTGCGCAAGGCAGGCGCCTTCGTCGACCTGGACCAGCAGGGCGACCCGACCACCGCCGGTGGCGAGCAGCAGTACTGGAGCGGCACCCTGCTGGAAGACCCGACAGGTCGCCAGGTCCAGCTGCCAACCTTCAAGAACGCCAAGACCATCACCCTGCCGCTGTTCTACGACCCGAAGAAGCCGTGGTATTCGGCACTGAAGAACGTTGATGCCAAGGGCGAGCCGGTGATCCTGCGCGCCAAGCTGGTTGGCGGCGACGTGCTGTACTGGTACGGCTACCTGAGCTACAACGGCGACCCGACCATGGCCGCCAACGCCCCGATGGGCACCACCGCGACCTTCACCGCGCTGGCCGACTCCATCCTGGTCGAGGGCGCCTGATGTTCCAGGTAAAGGCGCCGGAGAACTTCAAGAGCACCCTGACCATCGTCGGTCACGGTCGCGAGCAGAAGCTCAACCTGACCTACCGGCACCTGTCGGTCGCCGACTACGCCAGCCTGCTGGAGCGTCTGGGCGATGACACGTTGAGCGTGGCCCAGGCCATCCTGGACATCGTGGTGGAGTGGGATGCCGACGTGGCGCTGGATACCGCCGGCGTCGAGCTTGCGCTGCAGCAGCAGGCCGGCCTCGATGGCGCCATCATCGGTGGCTACACCCAGGCCCTGCAGGTCGCACGTAAGGGAAACTGATCGAGGCGGTGGGGGCCCTGTACTGGCGGGCCCCCACCGAGTCCGAGCTGATGCAGCTTGGATTGAAGGCCAAGCATTTTCCGCCGCCGCAGGTCGAGCTGTGGCCGGAGTGCGTGCTTCCCATCGAACTTTTCTCGCGGGTTGCCACCCAGTGGCGCGTCGGCGCAGGTGGCCCGATCGGGCTGGATTACAACGTGGTCTACCGGGAGCTGGAGCGCGAAGCGCTCGACGGCGACCAGCATGACGAGGTGATGGCGGCCATCCGCATCATCGAACGCGCTGCCTTGGAGCAGATGCAACAGGAATGAGCCGGCCATCGCGGCAATGCCGATGGCCGATCCCGGCTCCGCCGAAGCGGAGCCGACTCTCCCGAGGAACACTCAATGAGCACTACATCGCCGGGCAGCACACGGACCACCGTGGAGGCCAGCAACGCATTGGAAACGGCCATGCAGGCAGCAAGGCGCAGCATGACCGAGATGACGGGCAGCACACAGGAGTTCCAGCGGCAGCTGGAAAAGATCAATACGGTGCAGCAGGCCTTCAACGCCGTGCTGACCACCAGCGCTTCATTGGTCACCGCCCTGTCCACGCAGCTGACTGCACTGAACACGCAGCTGCAGGCGGCGGCGAAGGCGAGCGCAACCGCAGCGGGTGCGGATGCCGGCAAGGCTGCAAAGAAGGAAGAGAAGGCCCAGCAGGACGACATGGGCCTAGCGGGCATCCGCAAGGGCCTGGGCGGCGCGCTCGGCGACTATATCGGCAAGACCGAAAACACCGCCACGGCTGCCAAGAAGGCGTTCGACAAGGCGTTCACCGGCGCCGACGAAGCCCTGCGCAGCTTCGTGACCACCGGCAAGTCCAAGTACAAGGAGCTGGCCCAGTCCATCCTGGCCGACCTGAAGATGATCGCTGCACAGCAGGCGCTGGTCTGGGGGGCGAGGAAGATCGCCGGCTTGATGGGGGTCGACCTGACGCCCAAGGATGCAGCGGCGGACGCGGCGGCGGCTGCAGCTGTATCGACTCCCAGGGATGCCAAGGCCGGTGATGCCAAGGCGGGCGAAACCAAAGACGCCAAGGACACCAAGGGCACCACGGGACTTTCGGGGTTCCGCAAGGGCTTCGGCAGCGCGCTCGGCGAGTACATGGAAAAGACCGAGAATTCCGCCAAGTCTACCCAGGATGCCTTTTTCAAGGCGTTCACCGGCGCCGAGGCGGCACTGCAGAGCTTCGTGAAGACGGGCAAGTCCAACTACAAGGATCTGGCCAAGTCGATCATCGCCGATCTCAAGATGATCGCCATCCAGCAGGCAATCGTCTGGGGCGTCAAAAAGATCGCGGGCCTGTTCGGCTATGGCACGGGGGTGGAGGCCAACGCGAACGGTGGCGTCTATCAGTCGCCCAGCTTGTCGGCCTACTCCGGCGGTGTCTACAACACCCCGCAGCTGTTCGCCTTCGCCAAGGGCGCCGGCGTATTCGGCGAAGCGGGACCGGAAGCAATCATGCCGCTGCGGCGCGGGCCGGACGGTCGTCTCGGTGTGGCCGCGCACGGCGGCGGTGGTGGTGGCGGAGTGGGAGTCAGCATCCGCATCGACAACAACGGTGGCAAGGAAGTCACCACCAACGAAAGCATGCTGCAGCAGTTCGGCAACGAGATCGGCCAGTTTGTGGAACGCAAGTACCGCGAGCTGCAGAGTCGTGACCTGAAGGCAGGTGGTGTGCTCAGCAGGAGTGCCATGCAATGACCGACACATTCACCTGGCCGGCAACCAGCCAGAGCACCGGTACCACCACTGCCGCCGTGAAGCGCGCGAAGTTCGGTGATGGCTATGCGCAGGCCGCTGCCGATGGCCTGAATGTCACCTCGCGCAGTTACCAACTGCAGTTCGTCGGCAACCGCAGGACGATCAACGAGATCGTGGCGTTCCTGGATGGTCATGCCGGCCGCAGCTTCCTGTGGAAGGGACCATTGGGGCAGGGGCTTTACATGTGTGATTCCTACACCGACAGCCATCTCGGCGGCCAGGTATCGACCATCACCGCCACGTTCGAGCAGACCTTCCAGGCGTAGGCATGAGCATGGATCTCGAACCACAAGGAAACAGCAGAAATGTCGCGACAGATCATCGACCTCGATTCCGTTCAACCGAACGGAAAGCGGGGTGAAACACAACGCCCGGCGTTCACCAAGATCAACGATAACTTCGCCGAGGTTTACGACGCGTTGACCGGGGTCGCGAAGATTCCGGAGATTGTAGGGAATGCCATCACCGAGCGCGTTCCAGGCAGGAATCTGCTTATCAATGGCGGCCTGCAGTTCTGGCAACGACGAACGTCCGGTCGCGTTGGTCAGGGAGCCGGCACATTGGGAGCGGAGACATTCTTCGCCGACCGCTTCACGAACTCGGCGCTGGTCTGCAACCACGACGTACAGCGCGTGGCGTACGACGGGCAGGCAGGCTTTCCGGAAGATACCCGGTCGATCATGGTCTGCACCGTATCCGAGGCGATTGCCAGAAGCGGCGCCTGGATGGGGCAGAAGATCGAGGGGGTGCGCAGCGCAAGCGGTGACATCACGATCTCTGTATGGGCCAACAGTGACGCGCCAGGCCGCAGCGTCGGCGTGCGTGTCGTCCAGGACTTCGGAACAGGCGGTTCACCTTCGCCGCAGGTGGCACTGGAGGCCGGTGTGCTCACGTTGGGTCCGACCGCCAAACGTCACAGCATCACGGTGACGCTGCCGAGTACCCGAGGAAAGGTGCTCGGCAGCAATGGCAACGACCACCTCTACGTGGTGTTCGACCTGTGCGGCACCGGCCAGCAGGGTGAGTTGGTGGCGCAGAACGGCTCGTTTGGATTCACCCAGTTCCAGGTCGAATCAGGACGCGCAGCGACCCGATTTGACTGGCGACCGCCGGGCATCGAGCTGGCACTGTGCCAGCGGTACTACGAGAAGAGCTACAACCTTGACGTGCCTCCCAACACGCAGACCAATGAGGGGCGCGAGGCATTCTCGGCCAACTCACCCGGAATCGCGCACTACCAGAGCGTTCGATTCCAGACGCCCAAGCGCGCGCACCCCTACGTGATGATCATTTCCGCGGATAACGTTCAGCAGAACGGGCATATCGCGGAAGACAACATCTCGCGTGTCGTGTGCATGGTGAACTACGCGTCACCCAGCAACTACGAAATCAGCTGGTCCAACAATCCAGGTCGCTGGGGCGGCTGGTGGCATTGGTGGGCGGAAGCTGAGCTGTGATGATGCGCGCCCGGAACTTACAGGACGACAGAAATGACGAGAAAGATCATCGACCTCGATTCCGTTCAACCGAACGGAATGCGCGGTGAAACGCAGCGCCCGGCGTTTACCAAGATCAACGAAAACTTCGCCGAGGTCTACGGTGCGCTGGATGGGGTGACCGAGATTGGGAAGCGCGTGGATTCACTGGACCATGCTCTACAGACTGCAATTCCAGGCAGGAACCGCCTGATCAACGGCAACTTCGATTTCTGGCAGCGGGCCACCACCGGCACCACCCAGGGCGGCGAGATCTATGTGGCTGATCGCTGGACCGTGGCTGCGCTGGGTTGCACGCATACCGCAAATCGCGGAGCCAATCTGCCTGCCGGCGGTGCCGCACCGGAATCGCGCCGTTTCCTCAACAGCGTTGTCTCCAAGGTCAGTGCAGGCAGTAGCGCCTATGTTGCACAGAAGGTCGAAGGGGTGACCACGCTGTCCGATGGCGAAGTGACGGTTTCCGGCTTTGCCTACGGCCCGCAGGGAAAGCGCATCGGTGTTCGTCTCATCCAGCACTTTGGCACCGGCGGTTCGCCTTCCGCCGCGGTCAGTGTGGAGCTGGGAACGATAGCGGTCACCGCCGCGTCTTGGACCTATTTCCAGCTCAGTGGGCGACTGCCCTCGGTGAAAGGGAAGACGCTGGGCAGCAACGCCGACAGCGATTTCCTGTGGCTGGTGGTGGATCTGTGCGCGGATGCCTATGGCGGTGTCATCTCAGGCCAGAGCGGAGAGTTCGGCATCGCGATGATGCAGTTGGAGCGCGGTAGCCGGGCAACGGCATTCGACCTGCGCCCGCTGGCCCACGAGCTGCAGCTATGCCAGCGCTATTACGAGAAGAGTTACAACCTGGACGTGCCGCCTGGCACGGCCGATGGCATCGGCCGCGACAACCAGTTCTACGACCGCAGCGTCGGCGTTGGCAGTACCTCGCATATCCGCTGCCGCGTCCCCAAGCGTGCCATTCCTGCCTACACCGTCTACAGCGATGTTAACGGGCAGGCCGGGCGCATATCCGGCGCAAGCGGCGGCATCGGCACGGTGACATCCATCGTGTATGCCGGCCAGTCCGGCGCACAGGTCAACTACCAATCCGCCGCAGGCAACTGGGGCTCCTCCTTCCACTGGACCGCCGACGCGGAGCTATGACATGTATCAACTGACCGAAGAGATCGACATCATCAAGTGTCTGCAGACCGGCGCCTTCATTCCACGCGGCCATCGCTTGTGGAGCGACTATGAAGCCTGGTGTACCGCAGGCAACGAGCCAGAGCCGGTACCGCCGCTGTTCGCGCCTGGTTCGGCGCAGTTCCATCGCTTCATGCGCAGCATGGCGTGGGAGTGGATGGCCCAGTGCGCGCGCGATCGCGGCTATGACAGCATCGAGAGTTGCTGCAGCTACGCAGGCAGTGCAGTGCCACGCTACGCGCAGGACGCCATCGCCATGATCGCCTGGCGCGACGCGGTCAACCTCGCATTGGAAGCTATCGAGTCCACCGCCGAGGTGGCCGCTCCGGACTGGCAGCTGGTTCACGCGCAGTTGCCGCAGCCGGCTGCGTTCGGCTGGGCCGCCGAACCGGCGTCGGAAACGCTCGACTCATGAGGAGCACTACACATGGCACGACGCACAATCGACCTTGATACCGTGCAGCCGAACGGAAAACGGGGTGAGACGCAACGGCCGGCTTTCACCAAGGTCAACGAGAACTTCGTCGATCTCTACACGGGTTTGGATGCACTCGAAACCACGGTGCAGGATCTTCGACGCAGGCAGAACGGCCGGAACCGGCTGATCAACGGCGACTTCAGGTTCTGGCAACGCGGCAGCAGCCGCACCGTGGTGGCGCCTCTTGCGGTGTATGTTCCCGATCGCTTCCAGGTGGTATGCACCGGGGCCGGCCAGGTTGCGGTGTCACGCCGCAACTTCGATGCCCCAGCCTTCGGAGTCACGGGATTCATGAACTGCGATCTCACCGGATCGACGGCCGCGACCGAGGCGTTCGTCACCCAGCCCGTGGAAGGCGTGCAGACGCTGGCGGGAAGTACCGTGACGCTGAGCATGCAGGCATGGGCCGCGACGCCGGGCTGCCGCATCGGCGTCCGCTTCATCCAGACATTTGGTACCAACGGGTCACCGGATGTGACGGTGCGGGCGGGTGTCCAGGAAATCGGTACCGCAGCCGCGCTCAGGTATTTCACCGCCGAGTTGCCGTCCATCGCTGGCAAGACCGTCGGGCCCAACAGCAAGCTGCACGTCATCGTCGACTTTGCGACGCCCGCTGGTTATGGCGGACAACTTGTGGGCCAGTCCGGATCCTTCTCCCTGACCTGCATGCAGCTGGAAAACGGGGCGACGCCTATCGACTACGCCATGCGTGATGACGCGACCGAGTTGATGCTGTGCCAGCGGTATTACGAGAAGAGCTTCCCCCTGGAACAGGCACCGCAGCTTGGCATGCCGTCACCCCAGGGCGTCGCCGCTGCATTCCAGGCAGGCCTCGCGCGCACTGAGCAGATCTCCTTCAAGGTCACCAAACGCACTGTGCCTGCGCTCACGCTCTACTCCAACAGTGAAGTGGCGCCGGCCCTCGGGCACTGGTCGTTGTTCAACGGCACCGGGTGGTCACGCGGAATGGCTGTCCCGCTGTTCCTTCGTCCCGATGGATTCACCCTCCAGCTTGATTTCGGCTCCGGCCTGACGCCGTTCTACGCCTATCTGGTGGGCGGCAACTGGGCGGCTGACGCCGAGATCTGAACCTGGACGGCAACACCGAACCTCGCAGCGAGGACTGCACATGACACGAAGAATCATAGACCTTGACACCGTCCAGCCCAACGGCAAGCGAGGTGAAACCCAGCGGCCGGCATTCACCAAGATCAACGACAACTTCGCCGATATCTACGCTGGTCTGGATGACGCGCAATCGGCGCTCATGCATCTGGAAGGGCGCCTTGCCGGAAGGAACCCGCTCATCAACGGCGATTTCCGGCTCTGGCAGCGCGGTGCAGTGTTCCCTGCATCCACCGGCCCGCGCTACATCGCCGACCGCTGGCTGGCCAATGCCATCGGCACCAAAGTAGCCGTCACACGCGAGGACATACCCGCAGGCGGCGGTCAGGCAGGGCGCCTGCTGGCCGGATCGCGCCACCTGCTCCGGCTGGACGTGCAGAGCGTGGCCGGTGCCGGCAACATGGCACTGGTCCAACAGCGTATCGAAGACGTCCGGACCCTGGCCGGGCGCACTGTCACCATCAGCTTCAAGGCGCGCGCCTCGGTGGATGATTTCCGCATCGGCGTGGAGCTGCAGCAGTCCCATGGCACCGGCGGCTCCACCGCCCGCGACAGCATCGGCGCCCCGGTCGTACTCGATACCTTGTGGCGATGGCACCAGGTCACCGTGGATGTTCCCGGCCTTGCCGGCAAGACGCTGGGCCCGGACAGCTACCTGCAACTGAGCTTCTGGCTGGATGCAGGTGCTGATTTCGGCGGGCGCGCGTTCGCCGCCGGGCAGAAGAGTGGCAGCGTGCAGCTGGCCGAAGTGCAGATCGAAGAAGGCGATACCGCCACCGACTTTGATCGCCGGCCCGAGGCACTGGAACTGCTGCTGTGCCAGCGCTACTACGAGACGGTGGATGTGAACCGGATCATCGGCATCACCTACACCGCCAACGGCGACACGCGTGCGTGCATTCCGTTCAAGGTGCGCAAGCGGGTCGCACCCAGAATCTCTTCCCCGTCCACCGCGCTGAACCTGGTGGGCTTCGGCAATGCCGGCAACCTGATCAACTTCGACGGTGGAGCACCCAGCTGGCAGTCCACCGTTGACGCGGCCGTCATCGCCTCGATGCCGAACAACATGCAGCTCTCGGGCGCGGTGGTGGTGTGGTCGACCACCTCGCAGGTGCTGGTCCAGGCCGATGCAGAGCTCTAAGCCATGAAAACGGCCCTTCCGCAGGCGTCGGCGCACGCCTGTTTCACTACCACTACCTCGCTGCGCCCAGGCCATCACGTCACCGTGCCGTGCGGCCAGAACGGTATCCCGTACCACCCCCTCTTCCTATTGCCGCACAGGAGCACACCCCATGATCACCGCCGATGCCCAGCAGCTTGAGCCGGGTGGCCGCATCACCGTCTACGAACTGGACGCCAGCAGTTTTGGCGCCGACAAGCTGTTCTTCCATGCACACCTGCAGAGTGGTGTCATCTGGTGGCAGGGCCAGGAATATGGCCCCTGGCCGATCGAAGCCAGCGGCTTTGAACGCACCAGCGACCAACCGCCGAATCCACGCCTGCGCGTGAGCAACATCGATGGACGCATCACCGCCATGTGCCTGCTGTTCGATGACCTGGTGGGCGCCCGCATCATCCGCCGGCAGACGCTGGCCAAGTACCTGGACGCCTCCAACTTCGAGGAAGGCAATCCCAGCGCGGATCCTGGCGAGCATTTCCCTGATGAAGTCTGGTTCATCGAGCGCAAGATCGGTGAGGACAAGCAGATGGTCGAGTTCGAGCTGACCACCGCGATCGATCTCAATGGCCAGCAGCTGCCGGGCAGGCAGATCATCGCCGGCATGTGCGGCTGGCTGGTGCGTGGCGGCTATCGAGGCGCGTACTGCGGCTACAACGGTCCCGCAGTGGCCGACAGCGACGACGTCGCCACTGACGACCCGGCACGTGACCAATGCGGAGGCCGGGTACGCAGTTGCAAGCTGCGCTTCGGCCAGGACAAGCCGCTGCCCTATGGCGGCTTCCCCGCCGCGGGCCTGCTGCGCTCCTGATCGGCCCCTTCCCGATTCCACTTTCCAGGCCCGCCCGCGCGGGCCTTTTTCATGGGTGAAACATGCAACCGACAACCCTGCAGGCCATCCAGGCGCACGCCGTGGCCGAGTACCCGCGCGAATGCTGCGGGCTGATCGTGGCCATTGAAGGCCACGAACGCTATCTTCCCTGCCGCAACGTGGCAGCCACGCCCAGCGAGCATTTCCGCCTGCCGGCTGAGGACTATGCCGTGGCCGAGGACAAGGGCGAGGTGCTGGCCCTGGTCCACAGCCATCCCGATGCTGCCGCAACGCCATCGGATGCAGACCGGGTCATGTGCGAGCGCAGCGGGCTGACCTGGCACATCGTCAGCGTCGGCCAGGTGGCCGGCGAGGCGCCGCTGTGCGGTGACCTGCAGACGCTGCATCCCTCGGGCTATGCGGCACCGCTGGTCGGCCGCCAGTTTGCCCACGGCGTGCTGGACTGCTACAGCCTGGTCCGCGATTTCCATGCACGCGAACTGGGCATTCCGCTGTCCGAGTACGAACGCCAGGACGACTGGTGGAGCCACGGCCAGGACCTGTACAGCCTTGAACGGCTGCACGCCGAGGGTTTCGACCTGATCGAGGGCGAGCCGCAGCGGGGCGACATGATCCTGATGCAGATCCGCTCGCCGGTCACCAACCACGCGGGCATCTACCTCGGCGACGGGCAGATGCTGCATCACCTGCATGGCCGCCTGTCCGAGACCGTGCCGTACGGCGGCATGTGGGCCGAGCGCACCCGTTGCATCGTGCGCCATCGCGAGGTGCGCCATGACTGACCGTCTTCGTACGATCCGCTTGTACGGCAAGCTGGGTGCCCGCTTCGGGCGCAGGTTCCGGCTGGCGGTGAACAGCCCGGCCGAGGCCGTGCATGCGCTGTGCACGATGCTGCCTGGCTTCCAGCAGTACCTGATGGGCGCAAAGGCCAAGGGCATGGAATTTGCCGTGTTCAACGGCCGGCAGAACCTGTCGCGGGATCAGCTGCACGACCCGCCGGGACAGGATGACATCCGTATTGCGCCGGTGATGGTGGGGAGCAAGCGGGGCGGCGTACTGCAGACGATCATGGGCGTCGTGCTGATTGTCATCGGTGCCGTCATGAATGCTTACGCACCAGGGAGCGGCGCGGGAGTCATGACGTCGGGTATTGGCATGGTTGCTGGCGGTGTCGTGCAGATGCTCTCCCCCCAGCCAAAAGGCCTGGGCGCCAAGGACACGCCCGAAAACGCACCCAGCTACAGCATGAACGGCACCGTCAACACGCAGGCGCAAGGCAACCCCGTGCCGGTTGCCTATGGCGGCCATGACAGCAAGGGCATGTTCATCGGCTCGGCCGTGATCAGCGGCGGCATCCTGGCGGAGGACCAGTTTTGAATCAGATCACTCATTCCACGCCGCGCACGCGCGGTGCAGCTGCGCCAGTACTGGCGGGCGCCAAGAAGGGCGCGAGCAACGCCCGAACCCCGGTCGAAACCGCCGACAGCCTGCACTCGATGGCGGTGGCCCGCATCATCGACCTCGCCAGCGAAGGCGAGATCCGTGGCCTGGTCGCCGGCAAGCAGTCGATCTACCTGGACCAGGTGCCGATCGAGAATCCGGACGGCACGCTGAACTTCTCGGGCGTGGACGTGCAGACGCGTTCCGGTACCCAGGACCAGGAGCACATCAGTGGCTTCCCTTCCATCGAGAACGAAGTCGGCGTCAATGTCGAGCTGCGCAGCGATGCGCCGGTGGTACGCACCGTATCCGGTGCCGACCTGTCGGCCGTCCGTATCCGCTTCGCGGTGCCGGCATTGCAGAAGACCAACACTCAGAACGGTGACACTGAGGGCTACCGGATCATGTACGCGGTGGATCTGTCCACCGACGGCGGCCCGTTCAGCACGGTGCTGACCGATGCCTTCAGTGGCAAGACCACCACACAGTACGAGCGCAGCCGCCGCATCGATCTGCCTGCCGGCAACCAGTGGCAGGTGCGCATCCGCCGGCTGACCGCCAACGCCAACAGCAGCACCATCGCCGATACCATCAACGTGCTGTCGATGACCGAGATCATCGATGCCAAGCTGCGCTATCCGAACTGTGCGCTGGCGGCGGTGCAGGTCGACGCCAGCCAGTTCCAGAACATTCCCACCCGGTCCTACCAGCTGTGGGGGCGCATCGTGCGCATCCCCTCCAATTACGATCCACTCAGCCGTCTCTACAGCGGCGTCTGGGACGGCACCCTCAAGAGCGGGTGGACCAACAACCCGGCCTGGGTGTTCTTCGACATCGTCACCAACGATCGCTTCGGCCTGGGCCATCGTGTACCGCTGGACTGGGTGGACAAGTGGCGGCTCTACCAGATCGCGCGCTATTGCGATGAACTGGTCAGCGATGGCCAGGGCGGAAAGGAGCCGCGCTTCACCTGCAGCCTGTATCTGCAGACCCGCGCCGAGGCCTATCGCGTGTTGCAGGACATCGCCACCATGTTCCGCGGCATCAGCTTCTATGCGGCGGGGCAGGTGATGGCCTCGGCCGACATGCCCAAGGACCCGGTACTGACCTACAGCCAGGCCAACGTCATCGAAGGGCGCTTCCACTATGCCGGCAGCAGCCGCACGGCGCGGCACACGGTGGCGCTGGTGTCGTGGATCGATCCGGACGACTTCGGTCGCCAGAAGGTTGAAGTGGTGCAGCACTTGCCCGGCGTGGCCCGCTACGGCATCAACCAGACCGAAGTGACGGCGGTGGGCTGCCACTCGCGTTCGCAGGCGCAGCGCGTGGGCAACCACATCCTGCATACCGAGATGCTGGAAACCGAGACCATCAGCTTCTCGGTGGGCCTGGACGCGCTGGGCTGCATGCCTGGCGATGTGATCCAGGTGGCCGACCCGAACCGAGCCGGTCGCCGCAATGCGGGTCGCATCCGCAGTGCGGGTACGCGCAGCCTGGTGCTGGATCGCGTGCCGGAGCAGATCGCGGCCGGTGACACCCTGCGCGCCACCCTGCCCAGCGGGCAGACCGAAGCACGCACGGTGCAGTCGGTGGATGGCGAGACGGTGACCGTCACCGCGCCGTGGTCGGCAGTACCGGTGGCGCAGTCGGTATGGGCATTGGAATCGCCGGAGCTGGCCCTGCAGCACTATCGCGTGCTGTCGATCAGCGAAGGCGAGGACCTGACCTACCAGATCACGGCACTCAAGCACGTGCCGGGCAAGTACGCGGCCATCGACGATGGCACGCGCCTGGAGCAGGCGCCGATCAGCATCATTCCGCCCAGCGTGCAGCCGGCACCGGCCAACGTGCGGATGGCCTCGCATGTGGTGGTGGACCAGGGCATCGCCACCTCCGTGCTCACCATCGAGTGGGATGCGGCGGACAAGGCGATTGGTTACGACGTGGAATGGCGCCGTGGTGATCTCAACTGGGTGCGCGCCGGTCGCGTCGGCACGCAGAGCCTGGAAGTACGTGGCGTCTACGCGGGCGAGTACCTGGCCCGCGTAAGAGCGGTCAATGCGCTGGGCGCGGTGTCGCAGCCGACGCTCAGTGCGCTCACCACCATTGAAGGCAAGACGACGCCGCCCCCGTCGCTGGCATCGTTGACCAGCACTACCCGCCCCTTCGGCATCGCACTGTCCTGGGGCTTCCCCGCAGGTGCGACCGATACCGAACGGACCGAACTCTGGTACAGCACCGGCCCCAATCGCGAGAGCGCGATCAAGCTGGGCGACTTCGCCTACCCGCAGGCCCAGCACCAGATGAACGGCCTGGCCGCTGGCGCGCGCTTCTGGTTCTGGGGACGGCTGGTGGACCGAAGTGGCAATATCGGCCCGTGGTATCCGGCGCAAGCCGGGGTGATGGGTGAGTCGAGCAGCAACCCGGATGACTACGACGCCTACTTTGCCGGCCGCATCAACGAAAGCGCGTTGGGCCAACAGCTGAGGGGCAAGATCGAGCGCGTCACCCAAGTGCTGCCGCTGGTCTGGGATGCCGAGGCAACCTACAGCCCAGGGCAATCCGTCATCCACGACGGCAGGATCTGGAGCTGGCAGGGCGCTGCTGCAGGCAATGAAACGCCGCCGGGCAGCCACTGGAAGAACATCGGCGACGCCATCGCCGAGGCGGGCGCCATCGTCGGCCGTGTCGATCAGCTGGAAATGGACGTTACCGACGTTGATGGCAAGGTGGCCGCGCAGGGACAGAAGGTCGATGGCCTGTTCGCCCAGGTCAGCGACCACACTGCCGGTGAGGAGGACTACAACGTCGGCGAGAACGATGTCAGCGCCGGTGCCATCACCGTCTACAGCGTGATGGCTGAGAAGGACGCGGCACTGGCCAAACGTGTGGATACGGTCGAAGCGTCCATCGAGGGTGTACCCGGCAAGATCGAGGGTGTCAGTGCTGCGGTCCAGCAGGTCTCGCAGGCGGTGGTCAACCTGGATGGCAAGGTCAGCGCGACCTATACGGTCAAGGCGCAGATCAACAGTGCCGGACAGATCTACATGGCCGGCATGGGTCTGGGTGTCGAGCAGCAGCCTGATGGCAGCTATCAGAGTCAGATCCTGATGCAGGCTGATCGCTTCGCGTTGTTGAACACCAACAGCGGCCAGGTCAGTGCGCCCTTCGTGGTGCAGGGCGGGCAGACCTTCATCAGCCAGGCACTGATCGGCAACGGTTGGATCCAGAACGCCATGATCGGCGACGTGATCCAATCCAACGCGATCGGCGCCGGCGGGCAGCCGCGTTGGAGGCTCGACAAGAACGGCACGTTGACGATGAACGGCCCCGAGAACGGCGGCCGCCTGACCATCAATGACAGTGTCATCCAAGTTTACGACAGCAACGGCCGCGTCCGCGTCCGCATGGGGATCTGGTAATGGCAACCGGTATGCAGATATTCGGCCCGGACGGGCAGATGTGGTTCGACACCAATGATCGCGCCGGCAAAGTAATGGGTGAGATGCACGTCAGCAGCAGTTCCAGCATCTACGTGGGCATGGCGGGCATGGGACAGCCGTTTGCGATCCTGCCCAGCACGTTCTGGGACAGCTGGCAGGACATGAATGGAAACCAGTTCTCCGCACCGAACATGGCATTCATCACCTTCAACAAAGCGGGTGCCGCTGATGGGGACTATCTCACGCTCAGTTTCACCTTCATGACGACCACCAATCCCAATGCCTATCTCTTCTACGGGAGTTTCTGATGACCGTCGGCCTTGAAGTGACCAACGACAGTGGTGTTCCCGTTCTGGTCAACGCACATGCACTTGCCTTCTTTGCGGCAGGGAAGGGTGTGGAGACCATTGGCAGTAATACTTCGCCGCTGGGACAAAGCGGTTCTGTCAGCCTTCCGGCGCAGAGTGTGCCGTACCTGGTGTTCATCCGGTGCAATGGCGGCTCCACGCGGATTTCCACCGGCACTGCAGGTTTCAGCTGGAACATGGCCCAGGGCACCACCAGCTTCGAATGGTGGGCATGGGGACATGCGGTTCCCAGTAGCAATACTGGCATGCAGGTATACAACGCTGATGGCTCGCTGCAGTGGGACATGAGCAGTCGTCCACTGCGCATGGCAGGCCTGGTCGATACGACCGGGGCCCGGCCACCACTTCCCAGCGAAATGTCGAACGAGAACATTCTCACGGGCGATCTGATCAATGGTCCAGGGAGCAATCTTGCCTACCTGCTCTCGGACATCGGACTCTGTCACGACGTCTACGCGATGCCCAGCGGCAACCCCACCATCCGTACCAACATGCGCTACTCGGCAGCCATCAGTACGCCGAATGCATCGCAGATGCGAGTCAACTTCACCCGGCGGGCTGCCAATCGCCAGCGTTCTCTCAGTGGTGCGTCTTACCAGACGTTCGCCTCGCGTCTGCCAAGCTTCGTCCTTGCGGCTTACACTTACTGA